TTCGCAATTAGGGAACTGCTCAGGCGGATTGCTCAGGACTTCGAGCATTTTCTCGATGGTTGAGATTTTTTCTTCCAGTTCCATGATCAGTCCCTCGCCCATGATGGGATTTCAGTCTGCCCGTAGTCCTTCGCTGCAAAGTTTTCCGGCTGGCGCCCATTAGCAATCTTGCGTGGCGTCCGTGAAGACGCCTGCTTGTTCTGGTAGCTCAGTTTTTGGCTGGCGGTAATAAACCAGTTTTTCGGCTTTTCATGGCTGAATTCGATATCCAGCTTTTGCAGTTCGTACTGCAGGTCAATCAGCGGGTACAGGGCTAACCACGCCTGGTAGTCTTTGTGATTCAGGCGAACCACAGAACCTTCGAATGCGTATCGACTAGCCATCTGATGAACAGTTGCCTGCTCAGCCCCTTGGTCACCTTCGCAAGTCGCGGAAGGGGCTTGGGTGTTATCCAAGGAATCAGGATCAGGGTTAAGGGAATCAGGAATCAGGTTAAAGGAATCAGCAGGATTTAAATTGTTCTCCACTGATTCTTGCACCGTGCTTGCACTATGCTTTTCTGGTGCTCCTTTATTTTCAATGACTTCAGCTATTCCTGAATCCTTCTTGTCTTCCTCACTATCTTCCTTGCACTGTTCTTGTCCGGTGCTTCTATCGTTTTCAACTGGTTTTGGTATCTCACTAGCAGCTTCTTTGCAGTGTGGGTTCTGGTGCTTTTTCCAGTTAGAAATCTGAATGTATGAGTCCCCATTAACCTGATAGCGGTTAATGAATTTGTGCTGATGGAGTTGTTGCAGAAGAACGTCGCAATCAGCATCGTCAAAAGGGAGCACCATCACTTTTATCTTTTTTGGACGGTCATCCAGACGCCCTTCTTTGTCAGCAATAGTCCAGAGACCAGCAAACAGAATTCGAGCCAGAGGCTGACATTCTGCAAGCTCATCATTTGTGAAAAAGCCGGGCTTGATGTTTCGGGATCTGGCCATTTAAAACTCCAATGGTTTTTGAGGACCATACGCACCAGCCGCATTGCAGGCTTTAATGTGCGCACTTCTTTGTTGCTCAAATTCTGTAAGCATCGGTATTGCTCTGCCGTCCATGAAAACGATGGAGCACCCAAGGCGTTGGAAGTGATCAATGTAGGATTTTGCAATCTCGACCAGGCGCTTAGTCGCTGCGAACTTGCAGCCAAAAACGTGGAGGTCCAGGTCATCAAGCATCTCTTCCAGAGAGAACCTTTTTTCGGTTTCGAAGCAGACGACATTGAACCGGTCAGCAAGCTCTTCAGCTGACGATGTTCTACGGACTAACCCTGCAGCGCTGAACGCTTCTTCAACGTCTTCTCCAGAGCACTGGAAAAACTCTCTGCTCTGATTGATTCTGAAGTCAGACAGGTACTCATGAATGTCCTGCTCGTCCTGCTTTGGATTTTCTGAGAAATAGGCCTCGCTCACCTCAAACGGCGCCGGTATACCTGTTCCCTGAGATATCTGATTAGCCCGGAATTCAGGTTCATTTGTTGTCATCCCGATCTTGTAGATGCCTGGCATGTATGGGTTTGTCAGAACATAAACCCAGCCTTCACTACGAACCCCATCAGGGATATCGAGATGTGTCTGCACCTCTTTCTCCATTGATAACGGCAAAAACAATGTGTGAATCGTGTTGGGTTCTGCCATAATTACTCCTGTGAATTGATCCAGTTAATTCGCCTGAAAGCCGTTGGTGTGTCAGCACTGCGGCTTTCGTCTTTTCTACCCTTCATTAGTCCCATCCCAGCGGGCCAGGCCGCTTACGCTCAGCCCGTAATCCGATATCCGCCAGCGTCTCTACTGACTGCAGGTAATGCCGGGAAACAACTACCGCCTCAGGCGGGACAACCTGCAGACCCAAAACTGACAACTCTTTTGCTATGTCAGCGAAATGCCCTTCTCCTTTCCTGCGGCTGACTGTGGATTCACTGATACACAGCAGCTCTGCGTAAACCTTCTGCCCGATTGAAGAAAGGCGGTTGAGTAGAACCCCTTCCAGCTCAATCGGGTTGAGGATCGGCGGTTCTAACTTGCGAGCTATTGCACTTTCCATTTGTGATAGTTCCTCTGGTGTTGTTTGGAATAGCCGCCTTTTAGACGGCTTTTGGTTTGCTAACTTCCAAGATCTGATCGGCGGTGTACTGACCTTCAGAGGCGCTTGCTATCTTTTCCGCATACTTCGTCTCGCCTGTGTAGTCAGTTCTTGGAAGGCTGCCGCTACCGATCCATTTGTAAATGGCTCTCGGGGTGCGGCCACAAGCTTTAGCGACAACTGGTACGCGGATTTTCTTGATGATTTCGCTGAGGCTGGATGCTGCCATTTTTAATCCTCGAAAATGAACTGTAGGTACATATTATGTCGGAACTGATAGTTCACGCAAGTGGTATTATGATTGAACCCATGGTTCAGGAAGAAAAAGCGCGAAAAGAATTCTCCAAGAGGCTTGCGCTAGCCTGCGATAAAGCCGGTTTGCAGTCACATGGTCGTCAAGCTGATATAGCGAAGAGGATGAAATTGACACCGAAAGCGGTCAGCAAATGGTTTAACGGAGAGTCAATACCGAGACGTGGGACGCTGCAGGAATTGGCAGCGCTCATTGGCACGTCTTCATCCTTCCTCCTTGGTGACAGCCCATCTGATGGCATAGAGGCAGGCCACTTATCACAATCACCCGACAGCTTTAAAATCGATGTTCTAGATATTGCAATGAGTGCCGGCCCTGGGGTGGTCAATAGGGAGTTCGTTGAAGTGCTTCGCTCTGTGGAGTACGCCCCTGAAGATGCTCGCGCTATGTTCGATGGACGCAAGTCGGAAAACATCCGCATCATCAACGTTCGCGGCGACAGCATGTCGGGAACGATTGAGCCAGGAGATCTGCTGTTTGTCGACATCAGCATTAAGAGCTTCGATGGGGACGGTATTTACGCATTCCTGTACGATGAGACCGCGCATGTTAAGCGGCTTCAAAAGATGAAAGACAAGCTGCTGGTTATCTCAGACAACAAGAGCTACGCAGCATGGGACCCGATCGAGAAAGACGAAATGAACCGAGTTTTCGTGTTTGGGAAGATAATAGGAAGCATGCCGCAGACCTACCGCAAGCACGGATAGCCAATCTTTAATTCTCTAAAACGCCGGCTCTTCTCAAACGCCGGCGCCCTCCAAATAGATATTAATAAAAACTAAATATACTTAATGTTCATAGCGTTAAGTCTTAGTGAACTTTCAATTCAATTAAAATGTACTTTTGGTACTTTACAATGATGAACCATTAGTACATTATCAACTCATCCAAACAACACCGGCAACGCCGGGAAGTCGTAACAACGTTCCGTTAGCCGCGATAAGGCTTGAGGGTGAGATGAATACTTCAGATCTTCAGAAAATTTTAGACGAGCATAAGGTATGGGTTGAGTCCTTCCGCCTGCGCGGCGATCGTGCCGACCTGCGCGGTGCCAACCTGCGCGGTGCCAACCTGAGCGGTGCCAACCTGAGCAGTGCCAACCTGCGCGGTGCCGACCTGCGCGGTGCCAACCTGTGCGGTGCCAACCTGAGCGGTGCCAACCTGAGCAGTGCCAACCTGCGCGGTGCCGACCTGCGCGGTGCCAACCTGTGCGGTGCCAACCTGAGCGGTGCCAACCTGAGCAGTGCCGACCTGAGCGGTGCCGACCTGCGCGGTGCCAACCTGTGCGGTGCCAACCTGAGCGGTGCCAACCTGAGCAGTGCCAACCTGCGCGGTGCCGACCTGCGCGGTGCCAACCTGTGCAGTGCCAACCTGAGCGGTGCCAACCTGAGCAGTGCCAACCTGCGCGGTGCCGACCTGCGCGGTGCCAACCTGTGCGGTGCCAACCTGAGCGGTGCCAACCTGAGCAGTGCCAACCTGCGCGGTGCCGACCTGCGCGGTGCCAACCTGTGCGGTGCCAACCTGAGCGGTGCCAACCTGAGCAGTGCCAACCTGCGCGGTGCCAACCTGAGCGGTGCCAACCTGAGCAGTGCCAACCTGCGCGGTGCCAACCTGAGCGGTGCCAACCTGAGCGATGCCAACCTGAGCAGTGCCAACCTGCGCGGTGCCGACCTGCGCGGTGCCAACCTGTGCGGTGCCAACCTGAGCGGTGCCAACCTGAGCAGTGCCAACCTGCGCGGTGCCAACCTGAGCGGTGCCAACCTGAGCGATGCCAACCTGAGCAGTGCCAACCTGCGCGGTGCCAACCTGAGCGATGCCAACCTGAGCAGTGCCAACCTGCGCGGTGCCGACCTGAGCGGTGCCGACCTGTGCGGTGCCAACCTGAGCGGTGCCAACCTGAGCAGTGCCAACCTGCGCGGTGCCAACCTGAGCGGTGCCAACCTGAGCGATGCCAACCTGAGCAGTGCCAACCTGCGCGGTGCCGACCTGAGCGGTGCCGACCTGTGCGGTGCCAACCTGCCAGATCTCACCTTCATCATTATGGGCATGGAATACCCCATCACGATTACGAATGGAGAATATATCCGCGCCGGATGCCAGAACCACAAAATCGAAGACTGGCGCCAGTTTTCTAAACGAGACATTGCCGAAATGGACGGCCGCCGCGCGCTGAAGTTCTACCCTCGCCTGCTGGATGTTATCGACTTCTACATCAGCAAGGGTTCCCGTCCTGAATGGCTTAATGAGCCAGAATCTGCGGAGTGCGAAGAATGATCCGTGAAGAAGATAAATCCGAGTGGTTTAAGTTCCTGGCAAACGCGTTCGCAATCGTGGCCGGCGTTCTGGTGGTAAGTGCGTTATGTCTGCTTCCTGGCGGTGTCGCATGAGCAGAAACGGCATTCGTTCACTGACAATCGTCCTCCTGCTGATGATTCCGGTATGGGTGGCGGCATTCAAGTTTGTTGCGTCTCTATGGGAGGTATTTCATGGCTAAGCCAATTCCAAACAACGGTCGTGCAGTGATGATGCGCAACGCTAAAACTGGCGCCACCTGGAAGGTTTCTCGCGACTACCTGAACGAAACCTTCTGGTTCGAACCGCAGGGAAACTTACGGCATATCCGCCAGTGCTTTGAAGCGCGTGAGCTGCTGCCAAACCTGGTGCCGGCCGGAACGCACTAACCGGAACGCAAATTTAATTAAGCCATTAGGCAGCCAATACGGTGCCGGGATTTTCACAACCTTTTGGAGGGTTAAACCATGCAACCATTACCACGCTTAACCGCCGATCGTCTCGCCTCTTTACCTGCTGGCACCCGACTGAAACTCGGCGGCCACATCGTGAAACTGGTAGGTCGCGGGTCATTTACCAACTCAGCTGGCATCGCTCAGACCATGGTCGACTATGTCGATTCTCGCGGTGTGCAGGGCAGCTTTGAGGAAAAGATTTTCCTCTCTACTGCCACCGAACACCTCAACGCGGTTCAGTGCGAGCTCTGCTTCGCCCTGCGCCATCCGAAAGACTGCGTTGTCCGCTCCATCACTAATTACATGACCACCCGGCAGGCTCATTTCTGCGACGACAGCGGGTGTGCTGAGAAATATTTCATCAAACACCCCGGGCGCCAGAAAGCTGGACGGAGAACGAAATGGTAAGCCAACAAAACGGAATGCTGGCGCTGGCATGGGTGATCGTCGCCTTTGGCCTGCAGCCTGAAGACCTCGAAAGCGCCGCTAACCAGCTGGCTGAATTTGATGCAATTAACGACGCACACACGGAGATGAAAAATGTTGCGAGTCATTGATACCGAAACGACCAGCTTGGAAGGTAGCGTTCTGGAGATTGCCAGCGTGGATATCGTCGACGGCACTATCTGCAACCCAATGAGCGACTTTGTCCGCCCATTAGAGGCGATCAGCTTCGAAGCGATGGCGATACATCACATCACTGAAGATATGGTCGCTGACGCCCCACTGATTAACGAAGTGATTGGACGTTACCTGGGCGCTGATGCGTATGTTGCTCACAACGCAAAATTCGATAAGTCAAAGCTTCCCCAGATAGACGCTCCCTGGATTTGCACCCTGAAGCTGGCTCGCACCCAGTACCCGGAATTTGAGAGTCACGGTAACCAGTACATGCGTTACCGCCTGGGTTTGAAGCCTTATCTGCCAGAAGGCCTGTACGCGCATCGGGCGCTATACGACTGCTACGTAACCGCCGAGCTCCTGCTGTACATGGGCCGCCTGGCTAAGTGGACGATGGGAGAAATGCGCACCATCGCAAATAGCCCTTCGCTGATGAAGGCGATCCGATTCGGTAAGCACAAAGGCCTGTCCTTTGAAGAGATAGCAAAAGTCGATCCGGGTTATCTCCGCTGGCTGTCCAGTAACAGTGACGATGAAGACATTCTGTTCACCATCAAACACTGGTTGAAAGGAGCCTGATATGGGAACGCCTGTGCTCATTCTTGGCGATAGCGGCTCCGGCAAGTCGTACAGCCTGCGCAACTTCACGCCTGACGAAGTGATCCTGCTGCAATGCATTCCGAAGATGCTTCCGTACCGCGCCACTGGCTGGAAGCTGAACGGTAAAGAGTTACCGGATGGCTCTGTGCAGCGCGGAAACATCATCCGTTTTGATGCCTGGGATGCGGTACTGGATTCCATAAACCGCATGGTTCTTTCGAAGAATCGCCGGGTTCTGGTTATAGACGATTTTCAGGTCGTTATGCAGCACGAAAACATGATGCGCGCATACCAGACCGGATATCAGAAATATACCGAAATGGCCGATCACGTCTGGCAAATCATCATGGCGGCCACCCGGCTTCCGGATGACTTCCGGGTTTACTTCCTGGCTCATACCGAAGAGTCGGAAGGGAAAATCAGGATGAAGACCACCGGCAAGATGCTGAACGAAAAGCTTACGCCGGAGGGCTATTTTTCCATCGTCCTGCGAGCCATCAAGAAAGACGGGAAGCATGTTTTTTTGATTAAGGGTGACGACAACGACACCGCCAAAGCGCCGCCGGACCTGTTTCCGGGGCTAACAGAAATGGATAACGACCTGAAAGCCGTTGACGTCGCTATCACCGAATTTATGACCGAATTATAAGGATCACCACCATGAGCCAACCAATGTCTTTTGTATGGAACACCGAAGCAGCATCTATGGCTAAGAAAGCTGGCAGCACTGGCGGCATCAGCGAAACCGGCGCATATGAGGGTGTAATCGCCTCTGCAATTTACACCTTCGGAAAAGATGGTAGCCAGTCCCAGGCGCTTGAGCTGAGCCTTGATAGTAACGGAGCAAAAGCGAACTACCTTCGCATCAACTTTATCGGGAAAGATGGTCAGCAGACCTTCGGCATGGGCTTAATTTCGGCCATCCTCTGGGCTGCGCAAGTAAAGAACGCTCAACCTGAACAGATCCAGACTACTGAAGGCACTGAGTGGCATTGCCCTGCCCTGGAAGGTAAGAAAGTTGGCCTCTTCCTGCAGAAAGTCCTCTACTCCAAAGGTGACGGATCTGATGGCTATAAATTCGAGGTTCGCCATGTGTTCCAGCCAGGTACGCGTCGCACTTATGCAGAGCATAGCGAAAACGAGCCGGCAACAGCTATCAGTGCCCTTGAGCAGTCGATGAAAGACAAAGATGAGCGCGCTCCGGGCAACACGCAGTTCTCTGGCGGAGCGCGTCCGCAGGCAGGCGCAAACCCCTATACGCAAAACCCTAACTCAGTTCCAACCTCCAGACTTCAACAGGCTGCCAATCAGCATGCTCAGAACCGTCAAAACCCGCCTGATTTTGACGACGATATCCCGTTCTAGAGTTGGCAGGTGAGCATGAAACACGCTCAGGACGATATCAGGGTTGGCGCGGTGCGCCTTCCCTACCTGAAAGAAAAGAAAGGCTGGCTGACTCCGTGGGGCGATGTGGTTAGTAACCCGCTAAAAGCTCAGCGACTGGCTGAAGAGCTGGACATGAAAAGAGGTGCGCAATGACTGACTACACCGGAAGCAAAACACCTGTTGAGCAACGCAACCTTTGGCAGACGCCGATCCCTCTGTTCGTCGCTCTGGATGCTGAGTTTTGCCTGACACTGGACGCGGCCGCATCATCTGATAATGCGCTGTGCAACCGCTATATCACGGAACAGCAGAACACGCTGACTATCCCGTGGGCTGACTTCCTTGTGGCTCCCGGTTATGCATGGCTTAACCCACCGTACAGCGATATCACGCCCTTTGTTCAGAAGGCTGCAGCAGAATCCAAAAACCAGATCGGCACTGTGATGTTAGTTCCGGCTGATACGTCTGTCGGCTGGTTCCGGGAGGCTATTGCGACGGCCAGCGAAGTGCGATTCATCGTCGGCGGTCGCCTGGCTTTCATCAATCCGGTATCCGGGAAGCCTGTCAGCGGAAACAACAAAGGGTCAATGCTGATTATCTGGCATCCCTACCCGCGCACTCACTGCCAATTCACTACCGTTGAGCGTGATGCTCTGATGAGTTTCGGTGCCCGATTAATCACTAAGCGGGAGGCAGCATGAAAATTTACATCGCTGGGCCGATGACCGGCTTTCCCGAATTTAACCGCCCTTCCTTTCATGAAGCTGCTGCCGTACTCAAAAGTGACGGACATGTAGTGCTGAACCCCGCGACGCTTCCGGATGGGCTCAGTCAGTTCGAATACATGGATATATGTCTGGCCATGTTGCGATGTGCTCACGCCATCTACCTGCTTCATGGCTGGGAATTGTCTGCAGGCGCGCGAGCCGAACAAGCGCTGGCTGAAAAATTAAACCTTCAGCGGATTTATGAGGAGCCACTCCAATGACGCCAGAAGAGAAAGAAAACATCCTCCGCGCCCAGGCTCGTCGCTGCGCAGAAGAGCTAACCAAAGCGATGAGCGCAAAGCCTAAACCGAAGTGGAACGCTGTATGCCCCCCCATCCTTCGCAAGCACTACGAGAAGGTCCGGCCTATGGGCGTCAGTTTAGTCAAATTTGTCAGTGTTATTGGTCGGCTTAGCGGCCGCTATGGAGTGGAATCATGAAAGAACGCGGAATGATTTTTAACGGGGAGATGGTGCGGGCGCTGCTGGATGGTCGGAAGACGCAGACGCGCCGCCCCATCAAATGGAGGCAGACTCGTGCTACTGAAATCGCTGAGCGTGAAGACGGTAGTAAATGGCCCTGGAGCGAAGATGCAGAGAACGTATGCGATTACTGGCATCCGTGCCCGTTCGGCGCTGTCGGCGACCGTATCTGGGTGCGCGAGACGTTTCAGGGGCCGCTATTCGATTTCGACCTGATGGATATCTATTGCAAAGACTCAACTCCTTTTGAGACGCCAGAGTTTTGTGTTTACAAGGCTGACGGCGTGCCTGCGCCCGAGTTTTACGATGCCGATGATGAACTGCATTGCCGCTGGCGCCCATCAATCCATATGCCGCGCTGGGCCAGCCGCATCACGCTGGAAATCACCGATGTGCGCGTGGAGCGACTGAAGAGTATCAGTGACGTCGATGCGATACGCGAAGGGTGCAGTACCGCCGACATGAAGAGTGGCGATTGCGCAGCTGATGTGTTCGCGCGCCTGTGGGCATCAATCTACGGCTCAGATAGTTGGAATGCCAATCCCTGGGTTTGGGTCATTTCGTTTAAGCGCATTGAAGGCGGTGCAGCATGAACAGAGCCTCTCCCGTTGATTTAAGGAAATGCCTTGAAGCCGCAAATGGCCTCGCTCATATCGGTATCCGTTTTGTGCCGATCCCAGTTGCGACAGAGGAAGAGTTCCAGTCTCTGTCTGCCGAGCTTTCACGAAAACTTGAGCAGATGGCGATTGAAGCTGAAAAGAGTGAAGGCGGTCCAGCATGAGCGCAGAGATTATCGATCAGGCCAACGAACTCGAAGAGCTGCAGCGTGAAGCCGCCATAGCGAAGTATCGTATCGACCATAACGCAGTTTCGGCTATTCATTGTGTGGATTGCGGGGAAGGAATACCAGAAAGGCGCCGGGAGGCAGTGGCGGGATGTCAGCGCTGCGCCTCCTGCCAGGAAGAGGCTGAAGAACGCGGAAAGCATCGGAGGTGACAGGTGTTCAAGCTTATTCAGCGCGGCCAGATATTCGCAGATAGCCACGGATGGCCGGTGCTAATCCACAGTTGCGACAGCCAGACGGTGCGCTACTGGCGTCAGGGTCGGATCAACACGGCAAGCATTGACAGATTTAATACCGACTTCGAACCGCTCTCACCCGAAGAGGCGCACCAGATACGCGCCGAACTGGAGCAGAGTGAGCATATTAAAAAGCTGCGCGCCCAGCGCGCGGCCTGATTCAGGAGAGCTTATGAGCGACGTAATTCAACTGGTACCTAACAAGTGGGTTACAGAAAAAAAACTCACAGAAATTACCGGTCTTCGTTCTGGGACAATTGAAAGAGCCAGAAAGAACTCCTGGTTCGTTGGCCGAGAATATATGCATGTATCACCTGATGGTGATCCAAACCCGAACAGCCAATGTATGTATAACCTGGAAGCGATAAATCAGTGGATAGAGCGCCAGTCGTCGAAACAGCCAGGTGCTCATTCATGCTGAAAGCGATATTCTTAACATGCTCTTGGGCGCTAGGGAGGAAGAATGGCCAAATCGTCATATCCAACTGGCGTTGAGAACCATGGCGGATCGCTTCGTATATGGTTCATTTATCAAGGTGTCAGGGTCAGGGAAAACCTTGGCGTTCCTGATACACCAAAAAACAGAAAGACGGCAGGTGAGCTAAGAAGTTCAGTTTGTTTCGCAATCAAAATGGGTAACTTCAACTATGCCAGTCAGTTTCCCGAATCTCTTAACCTGAAAAAATTTGGGGTTGAGAAAAAGGAAATAACAGTAAAGGAAATAGCTGAGAAATGGCTTGAACTCAAACGGATTGAGATGAGCAGCAACGGATTTGTTGGTTATGAGTCCATTGTAAAAAACATGGTGCCAAGGATCGGCGCTGACAGGTTCATTTCCTCAGTTAACAGGGAGGATTTGCTGCTGATAAGAAAGGAACTTCTGACCGGGTGGAAGGTGCCTAAAAAAGGGCATAAACCATCAAAAGGAAGAACGGTACCCACCGTTAACAACTACATGACCACTATTTCAGGAATGTTCAGTTTTGCTGTAGCGAGTGGGTACACGGCAGAAAACCCGTTTAACGGTATATCAGCTTTGACAAGAAGTCGCCCAGACCCCGATCCTCTTTCGAGAGATGAGTTTCTTCGACTGCTTGATAGCTGCAAGCATACGCAGATCAGGAACATCTGGGCCCTTGCAGTATACACCGGCATTCGGCATGGGGAGTTGGTTTCACTTGCCTGGGAGGATATCGACCTGAAAGCGGGAACGATGATGATCAGGAGGAACTTTACCCCTACAAATGAATTTACCATGCCAAAAACTAAGGCTGGAACGAACAGAGTTGTTTTCCTGATTGAACCTGCAATAGAAGCACTCCGCAGTCAGGCAGAGATGACAAGGTTTGGTAAACAGCATGAAGTAGAAGTAAACCTACGGGAGTACGGGCGAAGGGAAAAGCACGAATGTACGTTTGTGTTTGATCCACGACTAACAGGGCGAAACTACCTTGCAGGGGACCATTATGCAGTCGGGTCGATAAAGAAAATTTGGGATGCTCATATAAAGCGGGCCGGTCTGAGACACCGAAACGCCTATCAAACGAGACATACTTACGCTTGCTGGTCTCTTTCAGCTGGCGCAAACCCGAACTTTATTGCCACACAAATGGGCCATGCCGATGCACAGATGGTTTATAAGGTTTACGGGAAATGGATGGCAGAGAAAAACACGGAACAGGTAGCGCTTTTGAACCAAAAACTATCTTATTTTGCCCCACCCCTGCCCCATGACATTGCATTGAATGATTAATATATAGATATATCATTATGTTACATGTGACCATGCTACATATTGATAACACAGGAGGCACAAAATGCGCTCGACCCGATGCAAAGCTTGTGGTGTGATCCGTGTTCAATATATTAAACTAGGCCTCGCAAATGACCGTCAGCGTCGCCATCGGCCTTCACTGCGGGACAGAGTCGGGGAATAA